AATGCCGGGGCCGCCGGGAGCCGCGGGGCCGCCGGGAGCCGCGCCGGGAGGTGCCGGTTGCTGTTCCAGCGGCGAGAAAAAGTCGAGGAACAGCTCGCGCAGGCGCTCAAAGCTTTGATTGGCCAGATCGACGATCGGTTTGAACGCGCTGTCGCCGTGCAGCCAGCGGTCGAGCTGGTCGCCGATGTAGTTGTCGTTGGCGAACCCCCCGCCGCCCTGATAGGCCGGGCCGCGCATGAAGAGCATCTGCAGCCCTTCGCTGATCTGCCGCGGCAACACCATCTCGCCGGGGTGCGCGGCGATCGGCACGATGCCGCCGTGCTGGTACGGGGATGGCAAATTGCCATATTCATCGGGGACGACGCCCGGTGCGACGCCCATCCGTTTGGCGATCGCCTCGGGGATCGGAACGGCTCTTTCGGCGAGTGTCTTTTCCACGCCTGGCCCGGTGGCTAGCCAGCCAATAAACTTGCCGGTGAGCTCCCCACCTTTGCCGAGAGCCTCGGTAACCGCCGCAATGGCATGGGCGATTCCGATGACGGCGTCCCCGACAGCCTTCATAGAGCTGGCGAAAGAGTCAATATTCTCTTTATTTTCTAGCCACTTGGCGATGCTTTTGCCAATGTCGGCCGCAGCCTCGACGGTTTTCGGATCGACCAGCCACTTGGCGAACCCCTCGGCGATGCCGTCGATCGCCTTGCTGACCGCGGGGTCGGTGACAACCCGGACGAGACCCAGCTCGAGGGCATCCTTGACCTCGCCAAACTTGTCGTTCAGGACCTTGGCCGCTTCAGTGGAGTCCTGTATCCCCTTCTTGTCCTCGCCCCAGAGTTTGCTGATCAACTCGTGGGTAAATTTTTTGCGTGCTACATATGAGTCCCACTCGATCCCGGCTTTGCGCTGGAGCTCGAAAATTTCGCCAAAGTCGCCCTCCATCAATTTGATTTTATAGAGGAGGTCGGTGGACGCCGCGTCTCCCTTCCTGGTCAGCTCGCCGATGATTTGACTGGACTTTTCAAAATACTCCTGGCCGGTGGCATAGGTGAAATGGAGCACGTTGGCGACGGCGTCCATCTGCGCTTTCATCGCAGGGTCGCGCATCTGCCGGCTGAGTTGAGCGAACGTCGAGATCGCCTTCTCGCCCGCTTCGCCAATGCCTTCAAACCCAGACTCGGCCTCCCGCAGATCGCGGGCGGCGTTTCCCGTCTCGCGGCTGGCGTAGTAGAGCTGATCAAACGAGCGGGTGGTGCGCCTTACCGCTTCCTCGGTGCCGATGGCGAGCGCCACTAGCCCGAGGCGCAGCTCGTTGACCTGGCGCCCCGCACTGGTCAGCGTGTCTTGAAAACGCTTCTGCCCCGCTGGGTCTACCAGAAAGCCTAATTTTACGAGGAAGCTCTGGAGTGTCTGATCAGCCACGGCGATGCTCCACTGCAGCGGCGTCCTCGAGGCGCGCGCGGTTCTCGGCGCGCACCGCCAGATAGTCGTTCATGCGCGCGATATCGACCAACTTGAGGGTGCCGTCCAGGAGCGATTCATAGCGGCACATGCCTTCGGCCACCGGGTGCAACAGCCATTCGACGCCCTCGTCGTCGCCGGTCATGCTGGCCCATTCGATGGCGTAGGGACTGCGATGCCCAAAAGACTGGGCAGGGCTTCGCGAAAAAAAGGCCCGAGCTGGTCCTCCAACACCGCGCGCATCAATTCCAGCGCATCGCCAAGCTTGAGATCCTCGAACATCAGGATGCCCTGCGCGGTCGTCAACCGGGCCCAATTTTGCGCACCTTCGCCGCGGCGCATGACCGTACCTAAACAAGTGCGCAGGATGTACTCGCTGTCTTCCTGCGACATTTCGGCAATGGCCTCCGCCACCGGTCCAACTGCACTCCAGAAGTTCGGGGTCGCGGTCGTGTCGCTGCCGTTGCCCGCCGGCGATGATTGGGCACGTGTCATCGAATCCATCAATCCCGCCAAGAACGGCGACAATTTGCGAGCCATATGGTAGGCCTGGAACACGTCGAGATCGCCGGTGCGGTAATTGACCCCGCCGATCGAAAGCTCCTGCACTGGTCATCTCCCGTTTAGAACGCGACCGCGAGCCCTGAGCCGAGCACGAAATCGACCTGGCCGGCATGGAATGTCCAGACCATCTCGCCGCCTTCCTTGGCATAGGTGATGTCGGCGAACTTCGCGAACGCGCAGTACTGGCAGTTGATCACGTCGTTGCGCTGCAGATCGCGGATGCTGATCTGGTTGGTGCCGTGATTGGCCGAGGCCTGCGGGTTGCCCGCGACGTTGGTGTCGAGCCCGTACATCAGCGACAATACCGAGTTGCTCGGTGAGGTCTTGAGTAATCGTACGGTAATCGTCGCCGCCTTTCCGGCATGAAGACTGTGCATCACGGCACCGTCGGCCCCGATAGTCATGGTCGATTTGTCCTCGACCATTACAATACTTATACCTCCTTCGGCATTACCTGCGCCTGACCCCAGAGTGACGTTCCCATTGGGACCGACAATGCTGCACATATTGTCTTGGAACGAGTATGTGGAAATTTTATCCTCCTATCGCTGAAGGCTTCACGAGCAGAAGCACAGGAAAGGGCGGCATGCAGGCAGCGCGCAGCCCACCGCCCCCAGAGGCGCGCTTTCCTCGTCGTCTCAGCGGTTGACGTTGATGGTCACGTCGGCGAAGTGGATGGCGCCGGCGAGCTTCACGGCGATCGTGATAGCGGGCGCGATGCGCGCCTCGCGGTCGGCTTGATCCTGCGTGTCGACCGATTGCGCGAATGAGTACCAGCCGGCATGTAGCGTGTCGCCTTGGTGGAGCTCGCCAAACCCCGGCGCGTTCCACACCCCGGGCGCCACTAGACCGTTGGTGACACCCTGCGACAGGGCGCCATCGCAGGTGGTCACCAGGGTATGCACGCCGGGATTGGTCTGCGGGATCTTCGGGCTCTGATAGAGCACGTTCCATAGATCGTTCTGCATGCGGTTCGCGAGCCAGTCGAGGCCGTGCATCTCGTCGAAATAGGCCGTACCCGACATGACGCCTTCCTGGAGGATCGCGGCGCCGTTGTTGTACTGGACGTAGACGTTGGTGCGCTTGCTGGCGAGCGTCGTCGCCTGGGTCGCGGACAACAGCTCGGGGAAGATCCCCGGCTCCTGCTTGAACTTCATGGTGATCGTGGTATTCGAGCCCTCGAAATTCGTCGTCAATGCCCGGCCGAAGAAGCTGGCGATCGCGAAACGTTGCGATGAATACTGAACCACCGTGCGCATGTAGTCGGCCTGCATCGACAGGCTGCCGATGTCGGCGGCGCTGGCGGCGTTGAGGCAGAGCGGGTCCGCCGTCGTGATCCCGTACATATGCTTATCGGCGGCGGCCTCGATATAGCCGGAGACCGCCTGGTGCTCGGCATTGGTCAGGATGCGCGAGGCGGCGAAGGTGCAGGCGTACCAGCCGCGGCCGTCGACCCGCGCGACGCACGCGACCGGAGTCTCGAGGGCGATGCCCGCGACGTTGCGCGAGGCCAGCGTCGAGGTCATCAGCAATCCGCCATAGACTACCGGCGTTGTCCCCCCGGCGCCCGAGATGTCGAGGCCAGTGAGCGGCGCGCTCAGGTAGCTGACCGTCGAGCCCGGGCCGCCTGTGGCGCTGCCGCTGGTCAGCATGAAGACCGGGTTGTTGACGCCGCCCCAGGTGAAGGTCGCGTTTGTTGCCGGCACTCCGCCCGCGGTGCGGATCGCGGCCTGGATTGCCGAGGCGACGCCGTTGAGATTGGTCTGAGTGCCAAAGTCGAGGCCGGCGACGTGAAACGCGGTGCCGCCGTCGAGCGTGCAGGTGAAGCCGCCGGTGTTGGTGCCCGTGATGCTGGTCCAGTTCGACATCAATTGCTGAGTGGCCGACAGCGGCCCGCTGACGAGCCGGCCATTGGTCGCGGTGTTCGCCCAGCGGCCGATGAAAAGAGTACCCGGCTGCGGCACCTGGCCGAAGAACAGCGCGGCGGCGAGGTATTCGGTCGCAGCGGTACCGAAGTCGACACTCACGTCGTGGATCGAATTGTATTCCCGGATCGCCTCGCCGGTGTCGACGACCGTGCTGTCGCCGAGGATCAGCAATGTGTCGAAGCGGGTCGTCGGGATCGCCTGCGGCGTAAAATTGACGCTCACGTCAACGACGCGGCTGACGCTCAAACCTTGCGGCATGGCTTATCTCCTAGGGGGTGTAGGCTTGCGACCCGAGTTCGAGAGAGAAGAAACCTCGATGTCTTCGATAACTGATATGACCTTAGAGTTGCACTGTGACGGCCAGGTCGACCTGTCCGAGCGTACCCATCCAGACGGCACCGACATGTCCACGACCAAGCTTGTCGAGATCACCAATCCCGATGGTTTAGAATTGCGTGTGTACTATCCCTGCGACGAGACGGCCGAGAAGTGGCGTGTCGGCGTCGTGATGGACTGCCATCACATGCGCAACAAAGAGACGGGACGTATCTTTCATACGCATTTAGATATCGTCCTCGATTGGGAAGATATCGAACTCCTGCACCGCTACTTCGCGCTGTTGATGACGATCAAGCGAACGCGTCAGCCATACCCAGAACCATAATTATCGAATGCCCTCGCAGCGCGGCGGCGAGATATTCGATCGGGCACTATCGGGTGGCGCACGGCGCGACCCGCGGCGGGCTTCACTTTCATCGGTCCGTTCCTCCTTGTAGTCGCCAGCGCAGGTGATCTAAGCCTCAATAATCTGGCATTTTGGAGATGAAGCCAAACGCCACATACCCTGTCTCACCAGAATAACCAGGCGTGCCGGCATTGTCGCGGGTCAGCGACATATAAAAGGTGCCGCCAATCTCGAACACCACCCAGTTCCCGACATAAGGCCCCTGCGCGTCTGGCGCGAACGGGGAAGTCTCATCGCCCGTCCTGGCGTCCTGCCGCCGCCACCACGTCAGCCCATCCGGCGACATGGCATACCCGAGCCACTGGTGCGCTGTACCGCAAAAATTGAACGACGTGTATACCATCTCGTAAAAGCCGTGCTTGTTCTTCCAGACATAGGGATCGATCTGTCCCGCATTGTTCGTACAGGTCACCACGTTATAGTCCCAGTCAGCGGGCAGCGGCTGAGGCATCGCCGTGCCGGCATACTCCCACTTGACCCCGTCGCCGAACGCCGACTTCCACATAATGATGGTCTTGCCGATATTGCCGTTCCCCGTCGTGTACATGTAGATTTCACTGCCAACTTGCGCGATCGTCGGCAGCATCGCTCCATATATTGCAATTACCGGATTGCTCGAATACTTAGTCCAGTGAGTGCCGTCCGCCGACGTCAACATGCCAATGCTTGGATTGCCAGTCGCACTCGTGTCCTCCGCACTGTAATAAACCTTCATGCAGACCGTCGAAGCCCCACACGCAGTATGCTGACCCAAATCGGGCGAGATCGCTGGATGCAATATGTAGTGGTCCTCCCATGTCCCCGGGACGTAACTAACCACCGGATTGCCAACCCCCGTATCAGTCCAATTATACAGCCCGTCCCCATAATAGAGGCAGAGATTTGACCACTCGGGGTTCCCCGTTGTAGCGGGCCGCGCCAGCGAACAGGCTCCGAACGCATAATACGTGCCGCCAATCGTGCCCCACGGATAGCGGTACGGGTTGTTCGAGCCGCCGACATTCCAAGCCGCAGTGCCGACAATCGTCCCGTTTGTCGACGCGCTGTTTTGCGGCCAGACAATTCCCCCCGTGACACCGTGACCCGCAATGCCGTGGCTAGTGTCGAACGTCAAATTGGTAAAGTCGCGGAATGCCGTACCAGGCGGGCACGGGACCGTCTGGGTCTGCCCCGCAGTCGCGGTGGTAGTAGCAATATAACCAAATGCCCAGGCCAGCTCGTTCACCTGCGGATGCCAAATGTCTATCACCATGGCAGGCGCCGATGCCGGAGAGCCCGCCGGCCGCAGATCGACCCCAATCTCCATGCTATTCGGATTGTTTAAGTCCGTCGGAAAGTTGTTCAGTGAAACCTGCTGCCAGCTCGTCGTCAGCACAATCGTTTTCTGGACCGGAACGGCTGGACCGGCTGGGCGGTTCGAGGTCAGCGACACCTGCTCGTTGCCAGTCTCTCCCCTCATCCACACCGAGAACGTATAGTTCGATCCTGCCCCACTAAAGCTCTGATTGACCGAGGACGCTCCCGCATTGCCGACCGCACTGCTGATCGCAGGGATCGACAACCGTGCCGCCGTCATCGTGCTGTCCGGAGCCGCCACCGCATTCGCAGTCAGAGTTGGCGCATTTGCACCACCAGTCGCGGCGACACCCCACGGGGAAGCCCATGTATTAGTCTGCAAAAGATAGTTCGTCACCGCAAAATTCGAGCTGCAAGTGGCCAGCCAGCCGGGGGCTCCCGGGCCGACAACGGGTACATTGCCGCCGCCGCCCCCCCTTCCCATCCACACGCGCCCATATGCCGGCGACCCCAACGCAGCCCACAGCAGCGACAGCAGCATCAACAGCAGCAGCAGAACGACCTCGGCGGGGGGCTTAAAAACCCGCATCGTCTCAGAACCCGAAATATGATTTTTGGTTGCTCTCGAGCGCCGAGCGCAAGGTCGACGACAGCCCCGGATTGGCAAACACGATGAACTCGGCCATCCGGCCGGCATACGCTTGGGCATAGGCGCTCACAACATCGCCGCCAAGGTGGAAGGAGACAGCGCTCCCGCTTTGGGTCAAGCTATTTGTGCCGGCATTGCCGGTGGCGTCCGCTCCGTTCGACCGCAGCACCGACGATGTTCCGCTGAAGTATCCCTGAGTGGCGTACCACGAAGTACTGCCAAGCGGCCCGGCAGTGGCCACGTAGTTTGTGCCGTCGGTGTCGATTTTGAAACCGCTGGCCGGATCGTTGAGCCCCCTCGCACCGCCTGCATTGTCGCCACTATAGACAAAACAATAGGCCCCACTAGAGCCGGTGAACACCGCCGATATGCTGTAGGGTTGCACCGAATCGGTCGGCGCGGCTGCCGTCAGCAGCGTTTGGTACGTCGATCGATCGCTTTGAAAGACAAGGCATGGCAGCGGCCCACTGCTGCATCCGGAGAATGCCAAGGCAACGCCGTTGGCGCCTGCGGCCATTATGGGCCAACTGCCCGACTGGTTGACCCACGCCACCGAGCAAGTGGTGCTGGCACACCAATTTGTCAGTGTCGAACCGTTGTCCCCCGTAACCCCGCAGCCCGCAGTCACCGTGGCGAGCCCGCCGCTCGCCGCAAGAGTGGCGTTGCAGGTACGACTGTCGCTGGCTCGCGTCAGGTGGAGCGCCGTAGCACCCGCGGTCGCGAGTGCGGTGCTGCACGCTCTCGTGCTGTAGCACGCCAAGGCCGTGACCCCGGTGGTGACGTCGAGGGGGCCGACATAGGCGCCGCCGCCTGCCGCAGGAGTTCCTTTGACCCATGGCTGCCAAACCTGAGCGCGGGCATAAAGCCCACCAACCAGCGTACCGCACAGCAGCGCGATCGGGAGGAAGTAACGAAACTTCACGATGCAAGATCCCCCGAGAGCGTCCACACCGCAGCCGTAGCGCTCGGTGTCATGATCGTAGCCCCGACCATCGTGCCTATCGTGGCTTTCGAGACATGAAAAGCAGACGTGTTGTTGGTCGAGCCGCCTGATGCGGCGTTGAACGTGTAAGCCACCGCCGTTGAAAGGATGAAGGTAATCGTGCACGGCGTATTCAGATTCGGCAGGGTCACGCTCGGCGTGGTGCCGGTCGGCAGCACCACCGTAGTGCCGCAGTCAGCGGTCACAGCGGTGTAAACGTTGGTCGTCAACCCTCGCGCATTGACCGCACCGTGAACCTCGGCAAACGTGTTCGCGGCGGTCCAAGTGTTAGCCGATCCGAGTGCAACGGCAGCCCCGCCGTCCTGTGCACCGAACCCGTCCGTTGTCGCCACCAGCACATGCCCCGACGTCAGCGGGCCGTTGATGTATAAGAGGCTGGTGGCGGAATAGACGCTGCCGGCAACGATCGCAGCGACAACGGCCCCGATCAAAGCTCCCGTGAGAAACCTGCGCATGCTCTATCCTTACGGGCAAAGAGTGATGGGAAAGGTCGGGCTCGCCGGGCCGGCAATCTGCAAGGGAAACGTGGGAGCGCCGCTTGCGGCATACTGTGCCGGAGCGGTGAAGCACGAGGGCGCAGCACCCCCGGTCGGCATCAGCAGGATGAACGCGTCCGCCGAGCCTACTCCGCCGAAGTAGGCTACGAAGGCGGACATCGACACCAGCAGCACGCCCATCAAAAGCACTAGCGAAAAGAGACGTTGCATCGCCCCTGCCCCAATGCGGTGGATGACGGCGTGACGGCGGCCCCAATCCATGCGTTGGCAGCCACGATGACAGGCGTCGGTGGCGTACCCAGCAGGTTCGCAGCCTCGGTCAGCGCCGCCGTCGTCATATTGAACGGAGTCCCCATCGTTGTCCCTGCACTGATCGCGCCGTTTGCCGTCTGACTATAGAACTGCATCGAGCCGGCACTCTCGACGATATCGTTCTCGCAGTTGATGGCGTAGACGATCAGCGGCGTTGCCGAGCGTTTGACGCCAAACCCGGTGGTTGCCTTGTTCAGATCCATCCCGGGCATCCAGGCAAACGAAGCATCGCGCACCGGCCCCAGCGGCACGCTCAGCGTGTTGGCCCCGCCGTTTACGACGAGCGACTGCAGGTCGGCCGGGAACGTCACTGCGGCGTTGGCTGCACCGCCGCCAATCTGCCCTGGATTGATGGCATCGCCCGAAGCCGCAGTCGGCGTCAACGTCGCCTGCACACCTACGGTGGCAATGTTTATCCCACCCTGGTTGGGAAGGTTGATCACGGCGGGGAACGTCAAATTGCACCCCGCCGCGATGCACACAAAGGTCTGCCCGTAGGTCCACTCGGCGACGGTCACCGTGTGAGGACCGGAGAGGACCGTAATCCCGCCGGTCACTCCTCCGAGCACAAACGTCGGCGTCGGTGTCGCCGTGCTGACCTGGAGACACTGATAGCCAGTCAGCTCGCCGCCACCCAAGTTGACAAGGCCTGTAGGCACTACCTGGCGCTG